GGTTTGTCGCATCATATGATACGACCACTAAAGTTCTTAAATATTTCAAAGATAGAAGTCTACATTATAATTCAGGAACTTATGACTCTACCGATTATTTAAACGTTACTGTCTTAGGTAATGCTACCACAGATTTTGTATCTAGTGGAATAGCTGTAACAGCTACAGGTGGATTTTCCGGCAACATCGATACTGGGTTTACTGGCATTACAACTACCATAAATAGTCAGATTATAAATTTAGATTCCAACTTCACAAATGGACTTTCAAATCCAGAGATAAATACCAATACTGGAGATATCTTATACATTGATAATCGTTCATTAGTTGCTCGTAACTCTAGACAAAAAGAAGACATAAAAATTATCTTAGAATTCTAAAAAATGGCTCAAAAAACAAATTTAAACGTAAGTCCATATTATGATGACTTCAATTCTGAGAATAATTACTATAAGATATTATTCAGTCCAAGAAATGCTGTTCAGACTAGAGAATTAAATTCCCTCCAGTCTCAGTTACAGCAACAAATTGAGTCATTCGGTAGTCATATCTTTAAAGATGGGTCTATGGTAATTCCTGGGGGACTTACCTATGACTCTCAGTTTTATGCTGTAAAACTAAACCCAAGACAGTTCGGTACAGATATTGGTCTATATGTTGAGAACTTTATAGGAACCAAGATCGTAGGTAGTGATTCATCTGTATCTGCAATCGTTAATTATGTAGTTTTCCCAGAAAGCAGTGATGAAGTTGAGTACATCACCATTTATGTAAAATATATTGAAGGAAATAATAATAACGAATTTGCCCAATTTAGTGATGGAGAGTCCCTATATGCTACTTCAGCAGTAACTTATGGGAACTCTACTATTTCAGCGGGAACTCCTTTTGCAACTGTTATTCCTGAAGGGGGAACTGCTGTTGGGTGTGCAGCACATATTAACCGTGGAGTATATTTTATTAGAGGATTTTTCACAGAAGTAGCAAAACAGACTATAATTCTAGATTACTATTCAAATACCCCATCCTACAAGATTGGATTAAATGTAAATGAAGAAATTATAACTGCAAAGCAAGATCCAACACTATATGACAATGCTAAGGGATTCCCTAACTACGCTGCTCCTGGTGCTGATAGATTTAAGATTTCATTAGTTCTAGACAAAAGAACATTAGATGATCTTGGCGATCCTAATTTTGTCGAGTTAATGAGACTTGATGGTGGTGAAGTTAAGAAAGAAGAAACAACCACCCAATATAGTTTAATTAGAGACTATCTAGCAAAGAGAACCTATGATGAATCTGGAGATTATAGCGTAGAGCCATTCACAATCAGTGTTGCTGATTCCCTCAATGACCGTATCGGAAACGATGGTGTTTTCTTTGATACTGAAAAAACAGACGAGGGAGCCACACCTAGCGATGATTTATTAGCAATTAAAGCTTCTCCTGGAGTCGCTTATGTTGGAGGATATGATATTGTAAAAACCGGAACTACTATTTTAGATGTCCCTAAACCTAGAACTACTGAAAGAGATTCAAACGTCTCTGTTCTGTTTAAAATGGGCAACTTCATTCGCCTGAATAATGTAACAGGAAGTCCAACTCTTAAGACTACTATAAGTCTCTATGACAGAAGAAGAGATAGTGGAGGCTCTCCAAGTGGCCTTAAGATTGGAGAGGCAAGAGTTTATAACTTTAGCTTAACAGATGCACCATATGAAGGAGCTAATACTAGTTGGGATCTTTATCTATTTGATTTACAAACATACACAGAATTAGTATTAAATCAAAGTGTGACTTCTGGTAATCTACCTCAGGGGTCATATGTGGTAGGAAAGAGCAGCGGGGCTTCTGGTTACGCTACTGCCAATGGTAGTGGAACTACAGTGTTCTTAACTCAAACTTCTGGATCCTTCATCGAAGGTGAGAAATTAATTATTAATGGCGTAGAAGACATTTCTAGATCAATTTTAAATATTCGTGTATTTGGCATTTCAGATATTAAATCTGTTTATCAGGCCGGTTCTCCAGCGTTTGAGGCGGATACTCTACTTTCACCAAGCGTTATTCCTGGATTTTCATCACAAGATACCTTTATTGTTACTTCTGGAGGGCAAGTAACTGCCCCAGGAAAATTCTTTACTGGAATTACAACTAACAGCATTGTATCTTATAATTCAGTAAATAGTGTTGATGTCAATTATAATAGAGTTTCAGATATTTCTGCTGATGGAACTACTATAACATTAAGCACCATAGAGTCTGTACCTGGCGTTTCTACTGGCACCATCGCAATTACTGGAACTGAGAATATTAAACTTTCTCTGAGAACTCCAAGTGTTGTTGCATATAATGATGGTTCTCTATATGTTCCTCTTCCTTATGACAACATTGCTTCAGTAAATCTACAGAATTCTATTCTCACATTTAAAGCCCAGGCAACAAACCCAGGAACACCAGCTAGTGGATCATTTACGGTAGATTCAAGCAATTTTGATCTTCCTATTGGACTAAGCACCGCTGGGTTTACTGGATTTGATCAGGAAAGATACTCAATCCATTATTCCGATGGAACCATTGAGCCACTATCTAGTGATAAGTTCAACCTAGATATAGGTAATAATCAAGTAACATTTAATGGAATTACCAATACTGCTATTTCCAAGATAAATGGAACCCTAATCAAATCAGGAATTCAAAGCAGAGTCAAGATCTATAATAGAAGTGAAATTTTAGATATTTCATATTCCAAGTATCGTATATCAGGAACTTCTACCAGCTCATCTATTGCTGATAGTTTAACCTATCATCAAATCTATGGCCTCAGAGTCCAAGATAATGAGATTTGTTTAAATTATCCAGATGTAGTTAAGGTTCTGGCAGTATATGAGTCATTAAACAATGATGCTCCACAGTTTGATCAACTGACATTTAGCTCTATTGTAAATATTTCTAACAATTCTATTATCGGTGAGCAGATTGTAGGTTCTACCTCTGGTGCGGTTGGTAGAATTATTAGAAGACCTTCTGGACTTCCAAACAATCTAGAATTTGTATATCTGAACAATGAGAAGTTTGTTCCTGGTGAAGTTGTACACTTGAAGGAAACTGATATATTTCCAGTAATTGATACTGTAATAATTGGAAAGTATAAGAATATTACCAATAGTTTTGAATTAGACAAAGCACAGAAAACTCAATATTATGATTACTCAAGACTAAAGAGAAAAGCTGGAGAATCTGAACCAACTAGAAAGATTTCAGTAGTTTTTGATTATTATTCTTTACCTGAGACTGATAATGGAGACGTGTTCACTGTTCTTAGCTATTCTAGCGATAGGTACTCAAACGATCTACCTGCAATCGGTCCTGATTTAATTCCAGCATCTGATGTATTAGATTTCAGACCAAGAGTTCCAATTATCAGCAACCCTGGATCTTTGACCCAATCACCATTTAACTTCGCATATCGTAGTTTTAATGGTGGACCAAAGGTTATTCTGGCTCCAGACGAAGTTTGTATCCTCGGAGCAGATTATTATGTCCCAAGAATAGATAAGTTATTCTTGGATCGTCAAGGAAACTTTATAGTCAAACAAGGAAATCCATCTCTGACGCCAGTAGCTCCTCAAGATGATGCTACTTCTATGTTGATGGCTACAATTTACCATTTCGCATATTCTTCAAGTGGCAAATTATCTCTAATCAATCTTGTGTCTAATAGAAGATATACAATGAGAGATATTGGTAAGATTGATAATAGAGTTGGTAATTTAGAAAGAATTACTACATTATCTCTACTAGAAGTCAACACCAACTCTCTACAGATCAGAGATGCTGATGGATTAAATCGTTTCAAAACAGGATTCTTTGTGGATGACTTTAAGGATTCCTCAAATATCAACAAGTTATTATCTATTATCGAGGTTGATCCAGAAAGAGCAGAAATGCGACCATTAAGGCAAGAGAACACTTTGCCTAATATTCCAGAATTTGTAACCACCGCTGAAAAGGATCCACTAAGCAATCAGAATATCATTAGAAATAAGCAGAACACCATTAGGTTCAGTGGAAATCAAGATGAAGTCCAATCTTTAACCCTAAATTATAATAGTGTAGATTGGATTGAACAACCAATTGCTACTCAAGTAGAAAACATTAACCCATTCCATGTAATTGAGTACATTGGTCAAGTCACACTATCCCCAAGTGAAGATAAGTGGGTAAGAACTTTCATTAAGCTTCCTGATAAGATTATTAATCGTTCCAATACAATTAACCTAACAGTAAACAATACTAGAACTGTTAAAGGTGGAACAATTAAAAAGCCAGTTAAGCAAGTTCCATCTAATCAATTCTCTAAAGTTCTTGCAAACTTAACTAAGAGTGGTGCAGATTTCAAATTTACTGGTACTCTCTTAGGTTTTGACACTAGATCTGGAGATCCAGCAGCCTCTGATGGATCTAGAATTATCAGATCAAGAGTAGAAACCGTTACTGATACCACTTCAAGTACATCTACTTCTTCTTCTACTGAGGTTGTAAGTTCAGTTAAGAACCTTTTATCTATCGAAAATGATAGATTCATGAGATCAAGAAACACCGAATTTTATGCTGTGAATTTGATGCCATTCGCTAGATTCTATCAATTCTTTGATAATCAAAGTGGAGTCAAGTTTATTCCTAAAATTCTGGAAATAAGTTCAGTAAACCCAACAATCCAAAGCGATGTGGTTCAAGGATCTCTAGGTACTTTTATCATTGGAGAAGATGTTATCGGTTATACTGATAACAATATCCAAGTAATTAGATTCAGAGCAGCAGCTCCAAACCATAAAGAAGGACCACACAATAGCCCTTCCGTTACTTATGGCCTGTGTCCTTACAATAAGTCTTTAACCTTACCATCATCTTATAGCTCAAACTTAGGATACATCAATATTGATACTAAGTCCCTAAGTAGAGAAGCAGCAGGTCAATATTCTGGGTATGTTACCAAGAATATTAGACTACAGGGTGTAACTAGTGGAGCCGTTGCATGGGTATCAAATGTCAGATTGGTTTCTGATGTTTATGGAGATTTGCAGGGATGTTTCTTCCTAAATGATCCAAATACGGATCCAGCTCCTCCAGTTAGAATTGAAACTGGAACTAAGACTTATAAGCTAACTAGCAGTGAAACAAATGCGGATCAGTTCCCTGGAAGCAATGAGATTTCATATGCTGAAACTACTTATGAGGCTAATGGTCTGGTTGAAAATTATCAAAGAGAGCAGACTTTACTGACAACCAATGTAGTAACTACAAGTTTCACTACTACTGTTACTAAAACTAAGATAGTAACTACCCTTGAAAGACTAGATCCACTAGCACAATCTTTTGAAGTTGGAAAAACTGCACAATCTCCACAAAATTCTAATATCAACCCAATTGCAGATAAGAATGGGGTATATCTCACTGCTGTTGATGTTTACTTTAGAAAAGTGGACCAAAATAACAGTCCAGTTACTATTGAAATCAGAACAATGGAACTGGGAACCCCAACTTTAACTCGTATTGGTGAAGCTGTAACATTAAGACCAAATCAACTTCTAGCCAATGGTAAAAAATTGAGCGAGAATGTATCAGAAGATGCATCAGTGGCTACAACTGTAGTCTTCCCATACCCAATATATCTGGCTGCTGATAATGAATATGCATTAGTATTACTGGCACCAGAAAGTGTAGAATATGAAGTATTCATTGCTGAAATGAATAAGCCTTCACTTAACGAGAAGCTATTAACTGGCCTACCAGAAGCTGAAAGAGTTAAGTATTCTAAGCAATTTGCTATTGGAAGCCTATTCAAATCTCAAAATGGTTCAATCTGGACAGCAGACCAGAATCAAGATCTGAAATTTAAGCTCTATAAGGCTCAAGTTGACCCAACTGGAACCGCATTTTTCTACAACCCCGTTATTGATGTCACCACAACTGGTACATATTTTGGAAGAATAGCAGAAAACTCTATTCTTGCTCTACCAAGAAAGATCAAATTAGGCATCACAGCTACTGCTACTGGAAGTCTTAGTGAACTTGACGTTATCGGAAGGAAAATCCAAGATGCAATAAATACATCAAACATTGGTTTCGTTGAAGCTTTAGGTGGTCCAGTTGAAGCAACTCAAGTGGATAATGCCGGAACTAATTATGCCGCAACATCTGGTGCCCAAACTTATGCAATAACCGGAAACGGATCTGGACTTTTAGTAGACATTGCCGTAACAAATGGTGGCGTTACTGGAGCTACTCCAGTTGGAGGATCTAAAGGAAGTGGTTATGAGGTTGGGGACATTGTTGGAATCGTTACTTCTTCCGTTTCTTCTAGCAGCGGAAAGGGTGCTACATTTACCGTCACCAGTGTTACTAACTATGATACTGTATTTCTGACTAATGTGCAAGGGGAAAACTTCA